CCGATCAAATCAAAGCTTTGTTAGAGAAGATTGACAACGAGGGCGCGGCCCTTGATAGTAGTTCCCGAAGGAAAATTGAATCGTTGATACACGTGGACAATCTGACGCGATACGAACGGTACTTGCTTAAGCAGGGATTGGCTAAATACGAACGGGCTAAGACCTTGGATAAGGCCATGTGCATCGTGCTCAATCAGGAAGATGAACGTGATAAGGCTGAACAAATTATTTCCAAAATGACAACGGCTATGTGGAACGGCGCAGTGCCGGGGCAGAACGCCGTCCAAAACACCGTGTACACCGACCCCCGCGCCATCTACCAAAGCGCGGAAAACTACAAATGATTACGCTCGACTTCGAGACGTTCTACTCCAAGGACTTCTCGCTCACCAAAGTAACGACTGAGGAGTACGTGCGCGATCCGCAGTTTCAAGTGATTGGGCTGGCGGTCAAGGTGAACGACGAGCCAACCGAATGGTTTTCCGGTGACCATCAAGAAACGGCTGAGTGGATCGCCCAATTTGATTGGTGCAACCACTTCGTGTTAGCCCATAACGCTATGTTCGACGCCGCCATCCTGACATGGGTGTTTGGGCAGAAACCCAAGGCGTGGCTCGACACCCTGTCGATGGCTCGTGCTACGTTCGGTACACAGGTGGGCGGTAGCCTCCGTGCATTGGTGGAACACTTTGGTCTGGGTGCAAAGGGCACAGAGGTTGATGATGCCAAGGGGTTTCGGCGTGAGGACTTTACGCCCGAGCATCTGGCGCAGTATGCGGGCTACTGCATCAATGACGTTGACCTGACGTACAAGTTGTACAAAGAATTGAACAGTGGGTTCCCCGTGTCCGAGAAGCGGCTCATTGACATCACCCTCCGTATGTTCAGTGATCCGTTGCTTGAACTGGATACCGACAAGCTTGAACAGCATTTGATCGAGGTGCGTGAGCGCAAAGCAAAACTGTTTAAGGATGCCAACATCACCAAGGACGTACTCAACAGCAGTGCAAAGTTTGCGGAACTGCTGGTACAACAGGGCGTTAGGCCGCCGATGAAGATCAGCCCGGCTACGGGCAAAGAAACCTATGCTTTCGCCAAGAGTGATAAGGAGTTTACGGCGCTGTTGGAACACGACAACGAGTACGTACAGGCGTTGGTTGCTGCCCGTGTTGGTGCAAAGTCTACGCTTGAGGAAACCCGTACCGAAAGATTTATCGCCATTTCCAAGCGCGGTCCAATCGTTGGCGCTCTTCGCCGTCTACCTATTCCTTTGAAATACTATGCGGCGCACACTGGGCGGTGGGGCGGGTCTGACAAGATCAACTTGCAAAACTTACCGAGCCGTGGCGCGGAGGGCGGCAAACTCAAGCGGTGTTTGGTTGCACCTCGCGGGCATGTCATCATCGACTGCGATTCGTCTCAGATTGAAGCGCGTGTGTTGGCGTGGCTGGCGGGCGAGAGAACTATTCTGCGTTTGTTTGCTGAGAAGAAGGATGTGTACAAGCACATGGCCAGCGCGATTTTTTACATACCGGAGAACGAGGTAACGGCAGATCAACGTTTCATCGGCAAGACCACAGTGCTTGGCGCAGGGTACGGCATGGGCGCTGTTAAGTTTCAGATGCAGTTGGCGTCGATGGGCAAGGACGTTGATCTTGATACGTGTAAGCACATCATTAAAGCGTATCGTGCGGCCAACCCGTTTATTTCGGAGTGGTGGAATTGGTTGACTACCACAGTGATGGCTAACATGATCCAGAACAAGCCGTCGGATATTGACTCGGTGGGCCTCATGCAGTTGTCACCGTTCACGGGCATCCTGTTACCCAACGGGCTGTATCAAAACTACCCTGAACTGACCCGCCACAGCAACGGTGAGTTTACCTACATGACGCGCATGGGGCCGAACAAATTGTACGGCGGCAAGATTGCGGAGAACCTCTGCCAAGCGGTGGCCCGTTGCATTATCGGCGAGCAGATGATTCAGATCGAAAAACGGTATCGGGTGGCGCTGACCGTGCACGACGCTATTGCTTGCGTAGTACATGAAAGCGAAGCCGATGAAGCCCGCGCCTATATTGAAGAATGTATGAGGACTCCCCCTGCATGGGCGCAAGGGTTGCCTCTCAATTGTGAGTCCGGCATGGCTCGAAATTATGGAGATTGTTAATGAGTAAACCCATCACATGGTCGTACAGCACACTGTCGCTGTATCAGCAGTGCCCTAAGAAGTACTATCACCTCAAGATAGCCAAGGACGTTGTTGAGCCGCCGGGCGAAGCGATGATGTTTGGCAACAAAATTCATAAGATTGCGGAAGAATACGTTGCCAAGGATGTTCCTATTCCAGACGAACACAAAGAGATTGAGCCAGCACTTGCGTCCATCAAAGCCATGCAAGGCGACAAGCTGTGCGAGAACAAACTGGGCCTGACCGCTGACCTTGAGCCGTGCGGGTTTTTTGACAAGAAGGTCTGGTGGCGTGGCATTGCCGACATCATTATCTTGCAAGGCGATCGCGCTCTGACCATCGACTACAAGACGGGCAAGAAGAGTCAGTACGCTGACCTCAAACAATTGGAGGTGCTGTCGCTTGCGATCTTTAAGCACTTCCCGCAAGTTAAGAAAGTTAAAGCGGGCTTGATGTTCCTGTTCGCTGATGACTTTATCAAGGCTGAGTACCACGCTGATGACCAAGAAGCAACTTGGGGTCAGTGGGTTTCAGATGTTGGGCAGTTGCAGTCGTCGGTTGAAAACGACATCTGGAATGCAAAGCCTAACTTTACGTGCCGTGGCTGGTGCCCGGTTACATCATGTGTCCACAACCAAGGAAAATAAAATGGCTAAAAAGCAAAGCATCACAAGCAAAATTCTCGAACTGTTAAACAAAGACCTAAACAGGTCATCTAAAGAGATTGCCAAGATAGTGGGTACTTCAGTTGCGTATGTATACGTTGTGCGCAGTCAATTTTTTAAAAATTATTTGGAGAAAAATAAAGCCGCGATTGCACGGCACGTTTACCCCAACGACCCTGTCTATGAAGATAGCCGTCTCAATCTGAGCCCCAAAGTTATTGAAGACGTCATAAGAAAAATAGGCGCGAATCCCCCCATTCAACCGTTTGATAAACCAGAGATGAGAAAATTTTTAGGTGTGACCATTGCCAAAGACGACATTACAAATTTGACTGACGAACAAGTTTCACGCCTCGTTGCAAACCTTAACAAACCAAAACAGCGTATGCAGAGCAGCCAGATTGAAATGATTGAGCCGCAAGCTGATCCAGTCAACCACCCACCGCACTACAAAGCGGGCGGGATTGAGACAATTGACTTTATCGAAGCCAAGAAGTTGAACTACAACTTGGGTAACGTGGTGAAGTACATTACTCGCGCTGATTTAAAGGGCAACCGCAAGCAAGACCTTGAAAAAGCCCTGTGGTATCTCAATCGAGAGCTTGGCGCTAAATGACTGAGCACGAATCCAATCTGCGGGATTTAGCCGCGATGTTTGCCATGCTTAAGATGGCATGGCGTCGCGATGAGGAAGCGGAAGACGCCCGTGATTGTTATCTCATTGCCGATGAAATGATGAAGGCTCGACGCCCAGAACAGGACGGAGGGATTGCCTCCCTTAAACCACGTAGAAAGAAAGCAGTTTGAAATGAACGCAACACTGTACTTTATGAAAGAACTAGCAATCACCGCCGTAATCATCTTTGGCGTTATGTGCCTCTTGGCGCTGTGCTTTTGGATGTATCCGTCAATGACGGAGGTGAAGAAGATGGACTGCTCCCTTGTGGAGTTCAGCCCTGACGTGGCACTGGAAGTTAAACAAGCATGCCGAGAGGCAAGGAGTAAAAAATGAAAAACGAACCAGCATTTCCAAATTCTCATTTCAGTAATGTGTATGGCATGAGCTTGCGTGATTACTTTGCGGCCAAGGCGATGCAGGGTTATTGTGCGGACAAAGAGTTTGTAGACGCTTGCGTTTTCATGGACAAGGACGTCAAAGAAGAAGCGGCCCGAGTCTCTTACGCAATGGCAGACGCCATGCTGAAAGCGAGGGAGGCATGAAAACAATCATCCATGTAAACCAACACGTCATCAAAGCCAACGTAAAGGATGGCGCAAACGACCCTGTGCTGACGGTGAAGACGTACAAGACCACAACCTATGCCCATGCAGTGACGATCAACGGGCCAAGCCAAGTTATCTATTCAGAAAAGCCCCTGTCCTGCGGTGCGCGGGTATGGATTGAGACTCAAGCAGAAGTATTTATTGACAAGGAGTAAGACATGAACCCTAAACAATGGCCCGACAACTGGCCCTTTCCACCTTATCCACTGAGGTAAACATGAAACGACAAACACGACTTGAGGTTTATGTCACGGTGCTATGCGCCGTGTGTGCGTCATTGATCCTGTGGAGGTTTTATGAGTGGATGGCGTAAACGACAAGTGCTAGAGATGGCCCGTGAGGCTGGGTTTGAACAAGTGGGTCACGATTCTTTCCAAGAAATCACTGCTCGTATGGAAGCCTTTGCCAAGCTGGTGCGTGAAGATGAGCGTGACAAATGGATGGAGCGTACCGCCATTCTGATTCGCGGGGAGCGTGAGGCGTGTGCAATGACAGTTGAAAATATCGAAACATATGAGAATGTGGAAAAAGCCTGCTTTAAGTTTGCGGCAAGACAAATCCGAGCAAGGGGACAAGCATGACTAAAGAAGAAATTAAAAATTGGTCAAATGAAAACGGTCTTGGTTATCGTTCAGATTTACATAAGATGTATGAAGACCTTTACCGAAGCGCATATGCCGCTGGTGCTTCCGCCGAGCGTCAAGCAATTCTTGGGCTTGCTGATTCGTTAGGTTGGGTAAGCGTTGACCACATTCAATCAAGGGGACAAGCATGAACACCGAAGACGACGAATTTAAGCGCATTGAACGCGAGATGAAATGGCGGCAGATACCAGATGATCTGCCAAAAGCAATACCATTCATCACCGAAGAAGAACTGGAACAACTGTTAAAGGACGAAACATGAACCCATTTTTGTGGAAAGAAAACAAAACGCCCACCATTTTTGCACTTGACCCCCATTTCAAAAGCAAACGCAAGGCGGGCCTGCTCGATGACACCGAGGGCCTTGGCTACAAACAGTTTGGTACATACAGCCGCGCCGCAAAACCTGAACCCAACAAACACGTCACTTACCATGTCCAAATCCCGACACCCCGAAATTCGTAACTTGCTTTTGGCATCTCAAGATGGCTTAACAATAAACGAAATGGCAGATCATTTTAATTGCCGACCGTCCACCCTCTACAACACAATGGCCTCAATTTGGGGGGTTTACATTGACCGTTGGGCAGGGCCAAAACGAGGTCAATATTCAGCCGTTTACATGTGCGCTGAAGTTCCGCAAAATGCACCCCATCCAAAAGATTAACCGGAAAAACTATCATGCCATATGTTAATAAACCAAGACCCTATAAAAAAGAATATCAACAGCAGCTTGAGCGAGGAGATATTCCCGGCAAGCTTGAACGCCAACGTGCCCGACGTGCTCTTGATAAAGACGGACAAGACACCAATAACAACGGAAAGGCTGACAAACGCGAAGGAAAAGATGTTGCACACGTCAAGGCTTTATCTCGGGGCGGGTCAAACGCTGACGGCGTGAGAATTGAATCAGCCGCCGTAAACCGTTCGTTTAAGCGCGGCTCCGACCACGAGCTTGTATCTGAAACTTCTACAAAAGAGCGCAAGAAGAAATGAAAAATTATAAATGGCCGAGGCCGATGGGGTTTACTCCGTTTGACCACCAGCGTGAAACGGCCCAATTTTTATCTACCAACTCAAGGGGTTTTTGTTTTAACGAGCAGGGCACCGGCAAAACAGCTTCCGTAATCTGGGCGGCGGACTACCTCATGACGGCGGGCTTAATTAAACGCGTCCTCGTGGTGTGCCCGTTGTCTATTATGCAGTCCGCATGGCAAGCCGACCTGTTTAAATTTGCTGTGCACCGTACAGTGGACGTTGCTTATGGCAGTGCTGATAAGCGCAAGAAGATTGCAAATAGCTCAGCCGAGTTTGTTGTCATTAACTACGACGGCATCCCCGCAATCGCGGAGTCCGCTATTGCCAACAAGATGTTTGATTTGATCGTTATTGACGAGGCCAACGCCTATAAGAACGTACAGACAAAACGTTGGAAGTTGATGAAAAAACTTATTACGCCTGACACATGGCTGTGGATGCTGACGGGTACGCCCGCCGCGCAATCCCCAGTAGATGCGTACGGGCTAGGTAAGCTATGCGTACCCAACCGTGCCCCAAGATTTTTTGGTGACTACCGTGATTCCGTGATGCAGCAAGCGGGGCCGTTTCGTTGGATTCCCCGGCCAAACGCTGAACAGACAGTGGTTGATATGCTCCAGCCAGCGATCCGGTTTGAAAAAGCGGACTGCCTTGACTTGCCAGCAGTGACCCATGTGAACCGTATTGCGCCGCCCACACCGCAACAGCGTAAATACTACAAAGAATTGAAAGACCAGATGTTGACTGAAGCTGCTGGCGAAGAAATAAGTTCGGTTAATGCAGCGGCAAAGATGAACAAACTCTTGCAGATATCTTGCGGTGCTGTGTATACAGATAGCGGGGCTGTAATCGACTTTGATGTTAGCAACCGCCTTTCCGTAGTCAAGGAAGTTATTGAGGAGTCTAGTCATAAAGTGCTAGTGTTTGTGCCGTTCCGCCACACTATTACGTTGCTGCAAGACTACATAACCAAGGCGGGCGTAAAGTGCGATGTGATCCACGGCGATGTGCCTGTTAACAAACGCACTCAGATATTTAAAAAATTCCAAGAGCAGAACGATTTAAAAGTGCTGGTCATTCAGCCACAAGCTGCCGCCCACGGGGTTACCCTAACTGCGGCCAACACAATTATTTGGTACGCTCCCGTTACGTCGACCGAAACATACTTGCAAGCCAATGCGCGTATTGACAGGCCCGGCCAGCGCAATCCGATGACTATTGTTCACATCGAAGGTAGCCCCGTGGAACGCAGGTTGTATACCATGCTCCAGAACAACATAAACAACCACGAAAAAGTTGTTGATTTGTACAAAAAAGAGCTTGAAGAAGCTTGACAAAGTCTAGCTATAGACGTAGAATTTCCCCACAACACAAGGAACAAAATGGAAGAAAAATCCGTAGACAAACTGTCGGCTGAATATATTGACATCAGGTCGCGCAGAGAGCGGCTGAAGGGGCTGTACGAAGCCGAAGACGAAGAGCTTGCAGGGCAAATGGCCCTTGTTGAGAGCCAGCTTCTTGATGTGCTTAACAGCACCGATGCTGATAGCATCTCAACCCCTACTGCCACGGTTATACGCCGTGTATCCAAACGGTACTCGACCACAAACTGGGACGCAGTTTACAAGCTTGTAGCCAAGCACGATGCGTTTGGCGTGCTTGAGAAGCGCATCCACAACACCAACATGAAACAATTTTTAGAAGAACATCCTGACGAGTATCCTGCTGGTCTGAATGTAGATAGCCGCTATGCGGTAACTGTGCGTCGTAAGACATCAACTCCGGAGTAAACCATGAGCAACATAACAACCTTTAAAGACCTTCCCGCCCACTTGCAAAACGTCAAGCTGGACGACTTTACAAAAGCTTTTTCGTCTTCGGGCGGCAGCATCAAGCGCATCACCCTGCGCGGGCGTGTCTTCCGTCTTATTGATGGCGGCAAAGAGATCGCCAAAAACACTGACCCCTACATGGATGTCGTAATTGTTAACGGTAGCCGGGCCGTACAGAAATCCTACTACGGCGCGGAGTACAACGCCGATGAGACCAGCATCCCCGACTGCTGGTCAAGCGATGGCGAGCGCCCCGATGCGGACGTACCAGACCCACAAGGTGCACGTTGCAAAGAATGCAAGCAGTCTATCAAAGGTTCTGCTGGTGCGGGCCGCGCCGCCTGCCGTTACTCTATGCGGTTGGCTGTTACCCTACGCAACAATGTGGGTGGCGATATCTATCAATTGATTTTGCCGCAGAAGTCGTTGTTTGGCCAAGGCGATGTTGACCACATGCCTTTTTTGCAGTACGCCAAATACGTTGCGCAGTCTGGTTTCAACCTGAACATGCTTTCTACCCGCATGACATTTGATACTGACAGTGACTTCCCCAAGCTGACATTCAGCAACGCCGAGTTCTTGGACAAGGACACATACGACACTGCCATTGAGCAAGGCGAATCCCCAATTGCAGTCAACGCGGGCAAATTAAACTTCACCAAGAAAGACGGCCCATCCTTGCCTAAGATGATTGCTCCGCCCGGTTCCGCCGCCGCTAAGATTGCAGCACCCGTCAAACGTGAAGAGAAGCCCAAGGCTATTGCGTCTAAAGCGCCAAGCAAGTCCGGCCTGTCTACGCTCGTTGACGAGTGGGGAGATGATAAGTGATTGGATACTCACAGCGGGTAGTGCAGGTCAACCGGCAAGCTGACATTAACAATGTTGGCGTCAAGCTTGGTCGGTTTTGCATTAGTCGGGAAATCCCAGTGACCGATGTTATGGACTTTTTTGGTGTTACCAAACAAACCGTATACAACTGGTTTGCTGGGAAATACGAACCCGGCAATCTTTTTACCGCCGCGATTACGGAATACCTTAAACGCGCTAGGTGAGTTTTGGGGGTGACTAGCTCGACGGAGCGAAAGGGGATTCCGTCTGCCCTTCGTCACCCCCTCCTTTACGACGGATACAGGATTCAAAATGGCGGACATTGAATTGTTACGTTGTGTAGTCCCCGCCACTGATGGCTGGTATTGCACAATAGGATTGCTGGACGGTAGACCACCGATTCAGGCATTTCATAAAACACTAGAAGAAGTACAAGAAGAAGCAGATCGCCTTGTGGGTTTGGGGCGTAACGCATATTTCAGTTGCGGCAAATTTAAAACAGACGAGAGTCGTGATGCAATCAATTGCGACATGATGCAATCGTTTTTTCTGGATATTGATTGTGGGCCGACGAAGGCCACACCCGATAAATACGGGCGCATCAAAGGGTACATTGACCAAGACACCGGGTTTATGGCGTTGAGGGATTTGTGCAAAGGGCTTAAGCTGCCAAGGCCCACGATTGTGGATTCCGGTCGTGGCTGGCATGCGTACTGGCCGTTGACAGAACCAGTAGAGCGCGAGAAGTGGTTGCCTATTGCAACTACGTTTAAGGCCAGATGTCTTGAACTAAACATCATCATTGACCCTGATGTACCAGCCGATGCCGCCCGTGTTTTGCGTATCCCCGGCACGTTAAATTTCAAAGACGATCCAGCCAATGAAGTGGTTGTGTTGCACACAATGGAGCCGATGTTGTTTGACGACTTCGCGTCTTTGATGGGTCCGATCGTTCATGTCAAGCCAGCGTATGCACCCAAGCAATTGGATGACTTTACTCGCTCGTTGTTGGGTAACCGTCAGTCGCGGTTCCGTACGATCTTTGATAAGACCATGCACGGGTCGGGCTGTGAGCAGTTGAAGTATTTGATGGAGAATCAAGCAGATATTGAGGAACCGCTGTGGCGGGCGGGGCTGTCTATTGCCAAGCATTGTGTGGACGGTGAGAAAGCCATTCACATTATCTCCAAGCAACACCCGCAGTACTCTGCTGATGCCACGGAGCGCAAGGCGTTCTCTATCAAAGGCCCGTACACCTGCGATACGTTCAATGACTTTCGTTCCGGTGTGTGCCCGAGTTGCCCGTACTGGAAACAGATTAAATCCCCGATTGTTCTTGGCCATGAGATTGCTAAGGCCGAAGAAAACACTGTTGTTGAGATGTCCGGTAAAGACGGCGCGGCTTCTGAATTTGTCATGCCCGTTATCCCGTCACGGTATTTCCGTGGCAAGAACGGCGGTATCTACGCCTACGTCAAGAAAGGTGAGGAAGACTCTGAGTCAGAGGACGGTGATGACAGCAAAGTTGTTTGCGTATACGAGTACGATTTGTTTGTCATTAAACGGATGTTTGACCTTGGCCACGGCGAGACCGTACTCTTGCGTCTGACACTGCCCCGTGATGGCGTAAAAGAATTTACTGTTTCTACGGAAGACCTGCTGAGCAAAGAAGAGTTCCGCAAGCAGGTTTCGTTTCAAGGTATCTTGGCCAAACAGAATCAGATGGCAAACATTCTAAACTATGTTATTGATTGCGCCAAAGAATTGCAAGTTGCACAAGAGGTAGAAATGATGAGACTCCAATTTGGATGGGCAGATGATGATTCAAAATTTATTCTTGGTTCGCGGGAGATCGGCCCGAGTTATGTTAAGTACAGCCCGCCCTCACGGGCTACGAGAGAAATAGCGGCGGCGCTGCGCCCCGTGGGTGATCTGGAGGAATGGAAAAAGGTCATCAACGTCTACAACATGCCGGGCTTTGAGCCGCATGCCTTTGCAGTGTTTACGGCCTTTGGTGCACCGCTCATCAAGTTCATGGGTATTAAGGGCGGCGTTATCAACCTTGTAAACAACCGCTCGGGTACTGGCAAGTCAACAATCTTGCAAGTGATGAACAGCGTATGGGGTCACCCCGATGAGTTGATGCTCCAGTGGCGGGATACATTGAACGTGAAGCTGCACCGCATGGCTGTGATGTGCAACCTCCCGTTGGGCATTGATGAAGTGACAAAAATGAGCGGCGATGACTTTTCTGATCTTGCCTACAGCGCCACGCAAGGTGCGCCGCGCCGCCGTATGAAGTCATCTACCAACGAGGAGCGCGAGTCGCAGGGCTACTGGGCTACGATGATGGTGTGTACATCTAACTCCAGCATGACTGACAAGTTGGAAGCATTGAAGGCCACTTCTGAGGGTGAGCTTATGCGGTTGATGCAGTACAAGATTGAGCCGACTAATAATCTGGACAAGCGGGAAGCCAAGCAGATATTTGGCAAGCTGCAATCTAACTACGGCTTAGCGGGCGGTATTTACGCCCAGTACCTCACGCAGAATCTGGAGGAGATTGTTGACCAAGCGTTGAAGACCCAAGCCATCTTCGACAGCCGCGCAAAGATTGATACGCGGGAGCGGTTCTGGTCGGGCATGGCGGCGGCAAATCTGACCGCTGGGTTAGTGGCTCAGAAGCTGGGCCTGCACAACATTGACGTATCACGGGTGTTTGACTGGGCGGTCAAAGAAGTGCAGATCATGCAGGGCAACACCCAGTTGCATATGGAGGACTACAGCGCCGTGATTGGTGAGTTTTTACTGAAGTACAACCCGAACATTCTGGTCATTAACAAGCACAGTTCATCAAAGTCAGGTATTGCCGCTACACCTATTGTCAGCCCACGTGCTTCAATCATGGTGCGCTACGAGCCAGATACACGGCGTATATACATTATCCGCACTGCCTTGCGTTTGTTTTGCGTGGACAAACAGATCACATTTAATGATCTGCTTGATAGCCTAAGCCGCGATGGTTCCTATCTCTCAACCGTGCGTGTTCGCCTTGATGTTGGCACTGACACTCATGCGCCGCCTGTGGAGGCTCTGGAGTTTGATTCCGATATGCTTGGGGTAAGCCCGCCCAATGCAAATTGACGGGATCAGTTACGAATTGGATTGGCAAGAGTTCACCATTGGTAGCTCCTTTTTTATTGCATGCGTTGGCGTCACAACAGCAAAAGAAAGAATAGAGCGCAAGATGGCAAGGTTGGGTTTTGCCGTCATTGTAAAAGTAGTTGTGGAAGACGGCATTAGGGGCTTGCGTGTCTGGCGCAAAAAGAAGTAAACTGGAGGCGCAACGCAGTTGCACTCCTTGTTGTTGGGACTTTAACCCCGCTAGGGTAACTTAGCGGGGTTTTTTTACGAGTTGTCGTCCAACACACCGCGCAAACGTTTGTCGATGTACAGGCCGTGTTCTGTTTGCGCTGATTTAGTCATACGCTCTTTAATTGACGTGGTCAAACTCTTTGCAGGTATCCACACGCTAGGGTGTTTGGTATTAAACTTTTCAATGCGCTCGTAGGCTTTCTCCAAAGTATCTGAGTCGTTTGCCATAAAAGCAATCCCATACAAGTTCAGCAGGTTCTGGCGTTCCTTTAAGACTGCTTGCTCTTGCCCTTTAACCGTAATGTTTCTGAATTGAATTTCAGCTACATCAGCGGGCCGCAAACCAATAGATTGCATCAGCAAAGCAAACGAACCCACATCTTCAACCAGCGAATCACCACGCAAAGTGTTTACGCCTTCGTTGGCATAGCGGGCGGCGACCAGTGGGTTTTTGATAAACGCGGGTGAGATTTTTTCAATGGCCCGGTCAGCGTGCCCGGTGTTCCAAAGGTTGTAGGCATCGGTTGCGTTGATAGCCAAACCGACTGTCGGGCCTAGCAAACTAACAAGCTGTTCTTGCAAGGCACTGGATGCGTCTAAGTTTTTACGGGAATCTTGAAACCACATGTCGTCGAGCTTGGTACGACTGGCTAAATCCACGCCCGCCATATTGCCCACGCCGCGTGTGAGTAGCGTACCAGCGTTCTTGCCAAACGTATTCGCAGCCCACTCCATAAATTCCAATTCAAAGTCAAACGGCTTTTCGTCGTCATCGTCTTTCAGACCGTTAACCACCGCGTTCATAATCATTGCAACGGTAGAAAAACCCCATAACCCAGTTACACCGGAGAATATTCCCGCCATACCCATCGTCCCGACAAACCGCGCCCGTGCTTCACGGCGGTCTTCAACAGTCATACCTTTTGACATGTTAATAAAGTTGTGAGCCAAGAAAAATGTCATCTGCTGCGGGAATTGTTTAAATTGCAACACCACCCGAGCAACTGGGTTCTGCATATAACGCGGTTTGTTTGCAGACGAGTAGTCGAACATTGAGCGTTGTGTGGAGTCCTTTGCAATCTCAATTGCTTCGTTGAACGCAACAGTCTGGTCTTTGTAGTCTTTGCGCTGTGCCATAGCCGCACGGAACGCAGACATTGCCATCACCTCACGGTTAAATCGCTCAGCGTTATGGAACAACGAAGACATCAACTCCATTGCGCGATTACGCACACCACCGTAGCTATCTGTGGGTGCAGCGGCCAAACCAGATTGGTCGTACGCAGCAGTAATATCAATTACACCGTCAGCTACAAACCGATCGTAAGCGGCTTTGTCTACATCGTTCAACTCACCGGAACGGCTAAGCGATGGGAAGTCTACGCGGTTATCACGAATACGTTTGCCCCGTTCAACATCAAAGCCCGTAGCCATTACCTGCCCCGCCGCTTGCCTCATTTGTCCTAGCGCGTCAAGTGTTGCTTGGGTGTAAGACAGTTTAGGGTTTGCGCGAACGTTTTGTCCAACCAACGTAGGCAAGCCAATAATCATGCCGCCCAGCACGTTAACGATTGCCGAAGCGGGCGCGGTCAAATACCAAACAAACCCGATGTTGGACAGGAGCGAAGGTATTGTGCCCACATCTGTTGGGTTGAGCATCAACTTTAAACGCCGTTCCATTTCGGTAACATAGTCGCTCAGCTCTGTGTTCTCACGAGTTAACTTGGGAGTTGGTTGTTTACCGGCTTCAGTCCGATCTTTAAGTTGCATACGCGCAGCTTGGATAGCTGCAAACAAATCTGGCGCGTGTTCAAACCGGGCCATTTGATAAGCCATGTGGAATGACGACGATGCAAAGTTACGGAGCGCATCTTCCGAATAGCCCGCCACATTGTTGCGGTGCATAAATTGGCTGCGAAAACTATGCTCTGGTTGGTTAGACAGGAAGTTCTGGTAGATGCTATCTTTGAGTAATTGTTTCTGTTCAGCAACATTACCGTTGGTTACGGTAGAGTCGTCGATCGCTTTGAAGGTGGCTTTCAAAAACTCGGATTGCTTGGCGTGCAAGTCCATCTGTTGTTTGTACTCGGAGCCGTACTGAACTTCCATATCGGGGTCAAGCTTTAAACGCTCGGCCATGTGCATATCCCGCTGACCTTCGGACTCAAACATGTAGTATTCACGCGCCGAACCTTTGCCGACTTGATACCAGAAACGCCCGTGGCGCATCAATGGGAAGTACGGCCCCTTGCGTTTGTTCTTTTCAAACTCATCGCGGATATGCGTGGCAGTCCCTTCAGACACGCCAAGCTCATCTTGCATAAATTTAATGCGGTCTTCCATGACCGCTTTGTACTCTTCATATCGTTTGTCGTAAAAGTCACGGGCTTTTGCATAAATTGCTTTGGCAGAACTATCAAGCCCGCGCCATTCTTTCATCAATTCAGGATGAGCTTGTTGTTGGCTTAAAGTGGCGCTATCAGGATGCACTTCTGCAATTGTGGCGGCGTGCATAACACGGGCCAGACGACGGGACATATCCGGGTTGGAAGACTGCATGCGTTCCCACAACTTAAGAACATCGCTGGACTCTTTCAGAATACTGTTTTTGCGGGAGAGAAATGCTTCTGTTGTGGCGATGAACCGGCCAACTTGTGGAATACGTTTGCGCACCAAATCATCAATCTGGCGTAGCGTGAGCGCACCCAACAACGCTGGGCGTATGTTGGCTTTGGCACTGCTGTACGCAATTGGGAATGTTCCCTTTACGTCGTTCCAATTCTTTGATTGAAATAGTTTTTGAATGGCTGTTTTTGAGTTGGCCAAGCCGGGCGGTAAAGGTCTAGTAAGAGCGGGCGCGGCGGCTGACATAGCCTTTGGCCCGGTAGTCTCGGTTGCAACATCAAATGAAATAGGGCCGCTCATCATGATGTCGGTGGCGTTCATCACCTCAACCATTGCGTTACTCTCTGTTTCGGACGTAGCGCCAAACAACTTTTTGACAGCGGTTGTGAACTCGTTCCAAATAGATATTGGCGCAGCCTTGTAGCGGATAGCGCGAAGTAACGCCTGCAACTCAGGGTTAGTCATTGCCTCAGAGACAAACTCGTGCAGGTCTTGGATGTTGCTAATGTTTATCCCGTCACGCGACAGGATACCTTTTGAGTAGTTGTATATCTCGTTCAAGCGGTTATAAGCGTCGAGCCGCGCACCTTGCAAAGACTTGGGGTTGTCAATCAAGCGTGATGTGGCAGCGTGCAAGACTTCGTGCAAGAACAAGTGATTGGTCAGGTAACCCTGACGCATCGTAATCTTGTTAGTGCTTGGGTCGTACTTACCCAGCCAGCCGTATTCTTTGTTCAACAGCGCAACAGTCTCGTTAAGAATTTGCCGCTGCGAAAGATTTTCAATATTGTCTTCCAACTTAGCAATGGCTTCTTTTAAATCAAACAGATTGTTAGACTTCAGCCCTTTGAGGATTGCACCCTGTTTGTCTTTAGGGAACCCTGTTGCCACCATATCGGCCAGCGCACTTAGTTGTGCGTCAAGGGTATCCTTTACAGCGGGGTTGTTTGACAACGACACCATCTCGTTTTGGCCGATGATGTCGGTCTTGGCGTCAACGTCCGACTCTAACAAACGTTTTGCAAGCGCGGAGTAGTATGCGTTCTTGGGCGCAGCAGCCAGAATTTTAAGCGCACCCTTGGTGTCGCCCTTGTCAAGCAAGCGCATGATGTCTGGATGTTGCAACTCCGTGAGCTTCTGCACGGTCGATAAGTTCTTACCAACTCGTTGCTCTTCTGTAAGCTGTTTAACAGGCGGCGCTTTTGGAATTTTTACACCTGTGGTCTTTTCAACCTTCTGGCGTTGCTCTTCAGCGTACTTGTCTAAAGACGCTTGGTACTTGGTAATGGCCGCATCAAACTTTTCTTCTTCTCGCAAATTGTTGCGATAGTCCTCAGTCATGTTGTTGAGCACATCAACAGTATCTTGGTTTAAATTCTGCTCAATCCATTCTTTAAACTGGACAGCATACTTGCCGCCTTCGTTTACGTAGATTGCATTGGCCCGGCCAACACCGGCTTCGTGCATTGCAATGTCGTATGCCAGCGCAGACAGCACATCCCCAAAGTTCTTGCGGTTGGGGTTTGTGATGTAGCTACGTGCAGCGGCCATGCCTTCGGTGACGCTACCCCGTGCATCAATCGCGCTCTTTAAAAAGTTCCAAGCCGAACGCAACTTGTTGTCAGCAATCACGTACCGTTTGGATTCGTTACTTGTCATTGGCCTGCGGGCTTTGCCTTCGGGCGATGGCGCACGCTCAACTGTTTTGCGTGTAACGGTTGTGGCTTCGCTTACATACGGCAGCTTGCCAAACGGAATCTTTACACCGCCAGCTTCTGGGGCATTGTTTGTTTGAAACTCTTTTAACTCGTCGTTAAACTGCTCCATTCCACGACGAGTTGTGAGGTCTGGGAGTCCCGCATTCTCAAGAATACGGCTCTGTGAGCGATTGCCGGGGTTGCGCAAATCTCCAATCAACTGCGACAGCGCAGCTTGCCCGCCCACACGGCGGGCTAAGTACTTAAGCGCCTTCTGCATACCGGGCGTTGTTGTTTCGCCGGGCTTAGCAATGTCGTACTCAACCAACAAATCACGACCCGTTTGTTTCAGGGCGTTGTGCTTTGTCTTTTCGCTAGGTGTGTTTGCAGCAGGTTTGATTGCGTCAAAAAACGCGCCGATCGTGCCCGCTTCTTCAGTATTAGCAATGTGCTCAATATCTTCTTTGGGGGCTTCTTGCTTTTCGTTAACCCTGTCCCGCAAAGCCTGACGTTCGGCCTCAAGCGCGGCTTGCTCGTCGGTCATTGCGGATTCGTCTACTGGCTCGTACATAACTTCATCAAAGTATGTATCAAGCTCATTTGGCTCGGTGCGTTTGACAGGTTGTTTAGGCGCTTGCTTTTCTGCAACGGGCGTAGTCAGCAAACTTGGCTGCACTGGCGGCGTTATCTTTGGCGCTTCAACTTTTTCTTTTTTCTGACGCGCTTCAATTTCTGCAGACAACTCCCTCGCCCGTTCGTTGGCCAATTCCTTTTCGGTCTTGGCAAACACATCCTCCATGCTCTCGGCGGGCGGGCCTTCTTCCAGCGGCTTGTTAAACAAGCTACCCTGCATTGCTTTGGGCTGGCCCCTAAGACGTTCTACTTCTGCAATCGACGCATCAATTGCGGCCATCTGGCTCTGGACAAATTTAGCAGATACGGCTTCAGGGTTCTTAGCTGCTTCGGGCCGTGACATCTTAAACATCTCGGCGCGGTTGATGGCCCAAGCTGCGTCGTGTTCGCCTTTTGCAGCGGCGTCTAATACTTTCTGGCGGCGGTCTTCAAGCAACTGTACTGCCGCATCGTGATCCCCGCCCGCCCGTGCAAGGGCAAGAGTTGCGCCGTTGACAGCGGTCTTATTGCCAAACAAGTTGCCTTGCATGGCGTTGGGCTGGCCGATAGTAGTTCCTACACCACGAAGTATTTCCGTAGCGTCAAACGTAGGATTTTTTAACGTCTCGTAATGTGCTGATATTTTTTTATAGTCGTCCTTGGCTCGAACGTTTTCAACAAGCCCCGGATCGCCCGTGTACTTAACAATTTCTTTGGCGTTAGCATCCACAAGAGAATTGAGGTCTGCGGATAACCGCTTCATCATTTGTATTTGCCCCGGTGTTGGACGGGGCTCGTTCTGCAACTTTGCTAGTTCGCTACGAATGTTCTCGTAGTTTTCTTTAAAGTCAGTCAGTGCACCGGGTTGGCTTGTCGTTCTATTGACAATGCCTGCAACATTCTGTCCAGTAGAAACCACTCCATCTGCCCCAGCCCCTCCAGCTCCTGCGGCGGTGAGTCCTGTATCGGGCTTGCCAGCCACGCTAGTCCCAACTCCACCTGTTGGAGTGATAGGTTGTTCAACATTGGGTTCTCCTTCAAGGTCTTTTTTGATCCAGTCCGGTAAGGTTTCGGTTTCTGGCACGGGCGGAGCTTCTGGGGCTGCTTTACGTTTGCCAGCAAGTGCGCCGGTTATGCCGCCCATACCACCCGCACCGACCGTGGCCAAACCAGCGGTCTCGCCAACGCCTTCCAGCAAGCTGCGGTCCATGCCAGCTTGGCGGGCTGCAACGTTCTGTGCAATTTTACCGCCTACTTCCTCGATGTTCTCACCGGGGATTTCTTTGATAGCGCCAGTCAAGCCACCAACGATGCGACCAGCGCCCGTACGTTCGCCAGCCAATGCGCGTTCCATCGCGCCCGCGCCGGGGAGGTATTTGTTGGCAAACAAAGACAGAGCATAGCCCGTTGCGCCAGCGGCACGGGCAAGGTTAATAGTCTCAGCAGCGGCTTCTTCCGAAGACATTTTCTTTTCTTCGGTAAGGTATTTGTAGACCTCATCGTATGTACCAGCGCCAATGTCTGCACCTTGCTGCACCGCACCAGTTTGAATAGCGGCGTTTGCGCCTGACTTGATAGCGGCTTTTTGCGCAACCTTTTCAGCGGCTTCTTTGGAGATGTTACGGGCAGCGGCTTTGGCCAGTACGTTGCCAGACGTAATCGCGGCAGTGCCCCCACCTGTGATAAGGGCGGGGATTAGTTGGGGTGCTTGCTCTGCAAGGAACGAGAAGAACAGCGCGGGGTCAGAAACAGTTTGGCCAACGGCGGTCTTGAACGCCTGCCACTGTCCTGTTTTTTCTGCTTCCTTGATAGCTTGAGAGCGGCGCTCTTCGCGTTCTTGCAACCCGACAGACTTCATTTCGTTGCCATATTTTTCAATGGCCTCACCCATACCTAGCGTACCGGTCTTTGAGAAGTCGCCCGTGGCCAATCCATAAAGTTGACCGGGAAGCTGCACAAGAGAGCCAACACCGGAAACCACGCCCGCGCCAATATCTTTGGCGGCTTCACCAAAAGTACGTTCGGTTGGGGCGGGTGCAGGCGCGGCTTTCTGGCTACCCATGTGGGTTGAGTAAGCCCACTGCCACGCTGTATTCTCATCTGGCGCATCGACTTCGTATTTTGCGCCCTGAACGTCTACAGCAAACTTAGCCATTATCCAATCCTTTTAACCGCGTTGGGTGGTGGTGGCGGTATATTAGCAGATGCAGCCGGTTGATTTATACCCGATTTTCTTTCAATCTCGTCCACAATGTCTTGCGCCCGCTTCTTTTTGGCCGCGTCTGTTTCCACCATTGCAATACGGTATTGTTGCATGTACAACGGGTTATTGGCCATCAGTTGCTCGCGTTTTAATTGCAAAGCTTCTTGCGCGGTGCCTTGTTTAATATCACGCCCAGACAACATGTTGCTAACTGCGGTCATAGCTTCCAAAGGCGACTTGCCTTTGTTTTCCGGTCTGGCCAACCAATCCTTTACAAACGCTTCTTTTTGCAAGTCAGAGTAATTTGGCCCACGGCTGGCGTTAGCCGCAGCAAGATGCGCCGCATTGGTGGCCGCGTTTGTCTTCTCACGGCTTACCATTTCCATAACTCGGATGCGTTCTTCTTGCGCCAATTTAGTTGCCTCTTCTTTTGATTTATTCAATGCAATAGCGGCATCGTAAACTTCTTTGGCTGCGCGGTCAGCAACGGCAGAACTTGCTGTGTACAACTGAGTCTTGTACCCACGCTCGGCTTCATTGACTTTTTGCTGATGACCAAGGATTTGCTCCAGATACGCAGTGTCAGCAGCTTCACGTTGAGCTGCTTTATTGGCCGCGACTTCTGAGCCCGCAACGCCCGACTGCCACCATTTTTGGCCCGGTCTGGCACTGGCAATGCCGCCCAACAAATCCATCAACGGGTCAGCGTTAGCTTGCGCTTTTTCGCGCTTAGCCTTCAATGCGGCAATAGTCTCCAACACTGCGGAGTTATCTGGTTTGCCAATCATCTCGTTGATACGAGCAATCTCAGCTCGACGTTTTTCCTCTGGGTCTTGGTGCATTCTTTCTCGAATGATCTGATCTTCTTCGTTAATTTGCGGGAAATCAGCGCGACGGGTTGCGTCCATACGATCGTATGGAGTACCTTGTACTTGGGGTGCAGCAGGCGCAGCGGGGCGTGGCGCAGCAAGTTTTTGTTTTTGTGCGGCCAACAAAGCCAAGGCTTGTGGTGACGGGCCCGCAGGGGGAGGAGCTTGTGTTGGGGCGGCTTGAGCCATACCCAACCTCTGCATAGTCTCAGCAGTGACGTTCGGATCACGCCGATTTACTTCGGCCATAGCTTTAGCGCGGGCTTCGTCAAGGGTTTCTTTGCGCACCAAGTTAGCTAATGTATCTTTTGAATCCGCTTCTGGAATAAGTTGTTTTAGTTTTTCTAAGCCTTGAGACCCGATTGTGCTTAAAAACTCACCAATACTCATGCCTTCATAACCCGTGGCGTTTGGCAGCAAATTTTTTCCTTTACTGCGGCCAATTACGCTCCCAGTTGTTGGCTCGGGGACGCTGCTCTCATCTTCTCCGCTAAACGCAATAATCCCGCCGCCACCGTAGTGGTTGCCAAGGTTGGACATCAGTTGAGCAATATTGCCGCCGTGCGCTGCACGAACAGGCATACCTTGGGGCATACCTTGGGGCATACCTTGGGGCATACCTTGGGGCATACCTTGGGGCTGAGCTTGTTGTTGCGGGGTTACCATCTGGCGTAACTTTTCAACAATAGTGGGTTGTGGACCACCGGCTTGCATGGCTTGTTGGTTCTGAGAAGCCGCGTGCATCTCTTGAATTTTCTGCAATGCAAGGGCTTCCTCCAAGTCTTTTGGAAGTGTGCCCGGTGGCTGACCTTGCTGGTTACGTTGAACCTTCTGCGCCAAGGGCGCAGGGTTGCCCATAAACATGTCGGCCAGTTTTTGAATGCCCATAGAATCGTTCATGATTTGTCCTTAGGTACCAATACCAAGAGCTTTAAGTAAATCAACAAGTGTTTTTGCACCGCCCGCCGCTCCTTGCAAAGCGTTAGGCTGAGACATGGTGTAGTTCTGAGACGTAATTGGTAGGCCGTTGAACATTGATTGCAGATACTGCAACTTAGAGTATGGGTCTTTACGAGCCTCCTCAAACTGCGCCTTGTCTGCCGCAATGCCTTCGGACTCAATGCCGCGCTGCGTCAAGCCCAAATCTGCTTGAGTTTTTAGGTTGTTAATACCCATCTGGTTGGCTGTACTTAACCCACTAATCCCGGTATTCAATCCTGCAAGTTTGCTTGTGTTAACAAATTGGTTTTCCTGCATCTGACGATTCTGGTCAGCGTTGAACTGAGCCATTGCTTTGTCATACGCGGTGTTGTATCCAGCGCCCGTAATGTTGGCCTGATTTGTACCCAAGTTGCGCTGGTTTTCAGAAGTCAAGATGGCTTGACGACCGCCACCAAACGCACCAGCTTTGGTCATGGCCGCGTTGTTTTGCTGTTGGGTTATTTCAGACTGACGACGAGCCTCATCCAACTGCGGATTAAGCGACGCCTGCAAGTACGGGTTCATGTACTGCTGGGCAAACCCCTCGTTAAACGACGAAGTCGTTGGGGTGTAGTTCATGTTGCCAGCTTGCTGTGCAAAGTCCGTTGTCATGCCACCGTTAGGAGCCAAGTTGCCTGCATTCTGAAACGCAAGGTTCTGCAAGCCAGAAGCGCCAGCAGTCAATGGGCCTGTGTACGCTTGATATGGCGTGTTAGCCAAAGCTTTTGCTTGACCCAACATTTTAGTAATTTCGGGGCCAGCATAGTTGGACAGGTTTTGCTCTGTACCAGTCACGCCAGCTTGAACCAAAGAACTTGTTGGGTCAGTCGTTCCTGCGTAGCTCTTAATGCCGCCGCCTTGTGCATAGCCAACCATGCCGCCGGGCATAAAGTTGTTGGGGTTAATCTGCTTACCCTGCTCTTTGTTGCCTGTACGCGCTCGACGGATTTGTTCCATCATTTGAGCAAGTTTTTGTGAGCCTGCATCCATATCACCATTTCCTAAACGCTCTACCATTTGAGGGGAGAGATAAGCCTCATCGTTGGCAACAAGTGCCTTCTCGCGGCCATCAATTGCAGCGGGAATAGAATCACTCATGCCGTCGCCTGCGCCTTTGATTGGTGTGGCGCCCATTTTTTGAGCCAGAAGCTCCAAACCTGCACTGCTGCTACCGTTACCAAAATGAGATACAACATCAGCAGGGATAACAAACCCGCCGTGGTCAAGATTGGTCAAGCCGCCCTCAGCATGTCTTTTAATTAATCCGCCTTGTTTTGCGCCGCCTGAATAAAAATAATCATTTGGGTTGTATTCGTCAATTGGCGCATTAGGCGTGCCGGGATTTTTATAACCACTGTTTGGATCGTCATAGCCCGTGCGCTCATCCTGTTGCGGGTAAGAAACAAAAGTTTGGGCTTGATTTGGATCATCAAAGTTTGATAAACCGGGATCGCCGGGGTTTTGGTACAAATCTTTTGGGTCAAGCGTTGGGGACTTTCCATTGCGCATGTCATCAAATATTTTCATTTGATCTTCGTCTTCTCGTGTTAACGAACGAGAACCGGGGTTTTGATAAATGCTGTTTGGATCAAGCTCTTGAATGCCCGTCTTTGGAATTCCAGCCGTTGAAACGCCAGTCATTGGTGTGCTAATCTGCCCGGCCAAGGCGGCCAAGCCAGCAGCGGTAGGTGCTGCTGGAGTGAAATTGCTTTTGGTTGGCGCAATGTCACCCATGCCGCCGCCCATGTCGCTGACATTCATGCCAAGCGAAGATATTTTTGCTCTGGCTTTTGCCATATCTTCAAGCGTGGATGTTGATCCCTTAGTTGGATCATCTGGACGATTTATATCTGTTTGGCTCAACACTGGATTGCCAGACATTTGGTCTCGCAAATCTTTGACTGACCATTGACCATTTGACGCCGCAGACAATTGCTCAGGCGTAAAGGTCGTGGTCTTCAAAAAGTTGGTAAGTGCAGCTTGACGCTCGGCAGGCGTGCCTGTTGTTTGATTCAACTTGGCTAACGCATCTTGGGCGGTGTGCGTTCCGGTGTCAGTAGATGCCACATTCCAAGGATGACTTGGATCTACGTTGTAGCCTTGGTCATACATGTATTGCTGCAGCAGTTTTTCCCGTTGTGCGGCTTCGGGTTTGGTGACGTAACGTGATGTGCCATCAGCAAGAGTGACCACTGTATTGGTATCGTTTGGCCCCGGTGGAATTACATTGTGGTTTGCGTCAAAAAGATCACCACCGCCAATGGTAAATTGTACGCCCGGTATAACTTTTGACATACCAACATCACGGCCAGACTGCGTAATAGCCATCTCCATTGCATTTTTCTTCATACGATTTAACGCATCGGCATCGGACTCATTATAAAAATGCGGAATTAACGAAGGGTCTTGTGCGTATTTGTAGAATGGAGAACTAGGAGGGATATGAAACGCATCTAATTTAGCCTGTTCTGCTTTTTTACGCGCAGTCTCATCGGCTACAGCTTTATCGTAAGCTTCTTTGCTGCCAAATGAGCCGTACTCGCCTCCCGCACCACCACCACCAACAACAAACTCGGGTTTTTTGTCCGAACTTGTTGAAGGAGTGTTAGAGCCGCCAGCAGGAGCATTAGATGCCTGTTTTAGCACGGGGTTGCCAGCCATTAATTTTGTAAGATCAGCAACGCCCCACTGGCCATTAGATGCCGCCGCCAATTGTGCCGGGGTGTATTTTGTTGTCTTTAAGTAATTGTCCAGCACGGCTTGACGTTGAGCTTGCGTACCGGGCGTACGGCTTAATGCCTCAAGCTCATCTTGAATTGATTTGATTGATGTGTCGGAGGCCGCTTTTGATTCCCAAGGGCGAGTTGGATCGTTGCCGTATGTAGCTGTATTAGAGGCGGAATTTTGAATACCTCCACCCGTATTGGTTGTGGAGCCAGTACTTGCAGCCAACGCTTTTCTTAAAGCGTCAATTACAGCAGACGTATTTGTACCGCTCGTATTACCGCCTACTAAATTATTTATACCGGCACTTGCGGTGGGTTTTGGAATATCGCCATATTTGTGGTTCCACTCGTTGTACGTTCCTTCTTGCGTAGCCTTGCGGTATAGATCGGCAATTGGCGTAGACGTGTCGGAAACAATGTTTCCTTTGGAGTCTTTGTACTGCACGCCTGTGCCGTAGTTGATACCGCCCGAGCCGGGACGACGACCGGGAGGAGGCTCAGTCAGCATAGGCTGAGTAGCCACCAAATCTGGAATGCCGCCTTGATAGCCCGTAGGCTTAGTTGTTGCAGTACCAGCACTCATAGCGCCAGCAATACCGCCTATACCAGCCGCTCCTATTTTTAACAGGTCAGCAACACTAAAATTTGTACCAAGGGCGTCGTTAATTTTTTTAACAAACGATGGGTCTTTTAGTTTGGCTTGAAAAATAGAGTTACTTGTTTGGTTGGCAGTATTTGTCAAATTATTAACAGCAGTTTGGCTAATAGGTTGGATATTGCCGCCGCTGTCTTCATACGTCCAATTGCCATCTTTGTCTTTAGTATATGTAACACCATTAATTACGGTGCTATACCCATAATCAATATTGGTATCTATGGGTGGATTATTGCCGTAATCCACGCCGCTATCATCTTCAGCACCATAACCGTAATCAGCCATATCAGCTCCTCAGTAATTGCAAAAGAGCGTGGATGTCACCGCCGCCCGAATAAATTTGACCGCCTGTTGCAGCTTCAACAACATCGGTTTGGTCTTGCGCCGAGGAAGCAGGCGTATGGGCGTAAATGTTACCACCAAACAGCTCTTCCAGTGATTTTATGTGCGCCACATCATTCTTCATCTTCAGAACATCCAACGGGTCTAAGCCAATCCTTGTTGCAGTTGGCGAAGATGATGTGCCGGACGTGCTGGCCGCAGGGTTTGCTGTTCCGCCAGCAGGGGTTTGTGTGGCAGCGGTTCTTGTCCCGCCAGCAGGTGTTTGTGTTGCGGCAGTTCTAGTTCCGCCGGGAGTGTTGCCAGTCCCTCCTGTTGCCGCAACGTAACCTGAAGCGGCGGTGTTCAGTTGACCGTTATTAACCATCTGGTCAACTTGTTCTTTAGTTAACGAGTAAGGATCACCATTCTCATTAATTGCAATGGCTGAGCCATCGTCTTGAATCATAATTCTGTCTGAGCCAGAAGTCTGCCATTGACTTGTAAACCCTCCTGCGGGATTATTTCCAGAATCAACGTACCCTTCTCCGCCGGGTGCAAAGTAACCCTCAATAAAATCTTTTGCTTGCGGTCCAGACATGCCCGCATCAGTTAGGCTTTGAATAATGTCTTTGTTTGCGGGGCCTGCAACACTTGTAATTGCGCTAAGGACAGATTGCAAGTTACCTTTACTTGACAAAATAGACTGCGCCAGCTTTGCATTTTTAGCCAGATCACCCAGCGTGTAGCCCGTATCGCCAATTTGTGTACTTCCAGCCCCGGACAAACTTGCTGCGCCGGTGATGGCGTTCATCCAATCGCCTTTTTCCGCTGCTTTTAAAGCGTTTACGGCAGTCATGGCTTGCCCAACGGTAAACCCAGTATCCCCAATACCCAAGTTGCCCGCGCCGCCAATCCCTCCGGTTAGTGCGCCTCTAAGAATATCCCCGCCAGATATTGCGGCCCTACCTGCGCCAAGCGTAGCACCACCTGCAATTTGACCTGCTGTGCCAGACAATCCATACAAGCTCTGACCCAAACCAGATGCACCACCAAATGCACTACCAACGCCAGCAGTCAGGGCAGACAATGCAACCATCTTTGCAAAATCGCCAAACCCATCATGTTGGTCATTATTTGTGTAACTGACATTTCCTTGCGCGTCTAAAACTGGTAGCCAATGATGCCCATTTTGATAAAACTCTTTACCGTAACCAACTTGAAAATTTCCATCTTCTCCATACTGTGCATTAAACGTTTGATTGCCTACTTTTAATGGCGCCGTATATGTTGAGGTATATACGGGGTCAGTATTTTCATTGGCTTCAACGGAAACATTTTTTCTAATTACATTGCCTGCGGCATCCTTGTATTCAGTGTGGTAAGTATGCGCACCAAGTTCATTGTCATAACCTTCATCCACAGTAAATGGCGTAAGTTTTGTGGTGTCCAAAGAAGAAAATTTAGACGCAGGTGTATTTTGCTTAACTGGCGTAACTACGGTTTTAGCCATATCAGACCTTCACTTTCAATACGTTGCCTGCGGTCGTGTCCCGATACACGTCGCCTGATCGGAGCGTGGCAAGGCTGGCCTGCGTGGGCAGCGTGTTTAAATCAATGTTCAGCTTAGCAATGTTAATCGGCTGAACGGCATTAACCTGTTGGAAAAACAAATACAACACGTTAATGAACCCCGACATATACGGCTCGCTATAAACTGCTGGCGCAGATGGCAGGCGGGGCGGTGTGGCCGTAGAAAATAAGCTCATGTGTTACCTCTGCCGCCATCTTGGCGGATGTCCAAACGATGAGAACCCATCTGCCATGTGCAGCCAATTTGATTGGAACTCATGGTCAAAATCATTTGACGCCCACGTACGCGAATAAACACCTGCCCCGTGAAGGCTTCGATTGGGACTGTGGCCGAGCGGGTAATCAAGGCGCTTGCGTCGCCCCCAACAGACTGTGGGTTGTTGTACCCCGAGCCAGAGTTTTGCATAGGGGTCAAAGTCAATGTAACTTGTGGGTTGGTTGTTGTAGAGCCAGCAAACGTAACGTCCGGCAAAATACGGCGTACAAAACCAAACCGGTCACCGTCATCAATGTCAAATTCAGCCGTGGAAATCATGGCGTAAATAGGCAGTGTGGTGTCGGTTTCATTGTCGTCCACACCGTATTCATGGTTGACCACATTGTAGTTGTACGTTGCAGCCAGCGGGTAGTTGCGCAAACCAGAATCCAGCCACGCGGTACGGCCCAGCGTGCCATAAGACCAAACGCCTTCGCCGTTGTTTTCAAAGTAGTTGTAGATTACATACTTATCGATTGCAATCGAATTAGCAGAGCAGTAAAAGAACCAAACCTCGTTAAACCCTTCGTTGGTTGTGGCAAAGAACTGCGCAGCTTGGGATAAGTTAATGTCGTTGTAAATAAACTGACGCAAGTCGCAGCGCAAGGTTTGAACTCGGCCATCGTATTTGTAGAACTTGTCTACGCCCATCCAATACGCAACGCCTGAAGCCAAAGCTACGGCATTCGGGCCCGCAAGCGACAAATTATCTCCAAGCAACTGCGAACCCCAAACCGCTGGCGGGCCAGAGTATTGCAAGGAATACAAAGACGAATCCGTGTAAACCAAGATTTCTTGGCGAGACTGCAATACAGCAACAATCTTAGAGCCGTGCGACAAAAGCAAACTGCCCGCTTGGTTTGTAGCAGATGGAGTCCAGTTTAAATAATCTTCTTGGTCGGACCACCGGATCAACATGGGGTTCAAAACGCTGCTGCCGTAATCATTGGTTCCAAACGCAAACGTAAACCGCGAGGCGTCCGATACCAACAGTAGGTTTTGGTAAAGCGGCACATCTACCAGCAAAGAGATGGACACCCCACTGCCCGTTGAAGATGTATTAATCAAAGTGCCAGAGCTATTAGCAATATTGAATGTCAGCCCGCTTGGGTTTGCCACGTAGTAAGTGGTGGCCGCAGATACACCAGTGGGCAAGGAGCCGCTTGCGGAAAACTGCATAGGCGTCCCAGCAGCAAATGTTGTAGTAGCTGTAACCACTGTGGGGCTTGCGCTTGTAAATGTCACTGCGCCGCCAAGGCTGGAGATCAGTACCCCGCGAGTGGTCAGTGAAGTGCTGGCTTTCCAAATATAAAAACCACCGCCGTTTGGGCCAAAGATTAAATCTTGCCCAAAGTTACTTTGATTCCAAATACGCATTTGGGTTGTGCTTGACGCGCCAATGCCCCATGTTCCTGCACCCCAAGCGCCCGCGCCCCAACCAACCAAAGGGATTTCATAGGCCATACCGACATTGATTTGGTATGCAGCTACAACAGAGGAACCTCCGCCTACAGCATTGGACGTTGCAGCCGTAGCCGACTGAATTGAATACGTGGTTGTACTTGTGTTGATGGTGGTGAGTTGATACTCGCCATTCAGGGTCAACCCACCAACAGCCGTGGCGCCACTGAAAGTCACAAAGTCGCCGTTAACCCATCCACCTGTAGCGTCTGTGACTACAACGGTCTTGGACAGGTTTGAAGTGGCAAAAGGATTTGCGCCCAGCGTTGCCGCAGGGACAACACGCAGCGGAGTAATGTCGTTGTATGCCCCACCATTCTCGATGTAAAACTTCAGGTTTGTACCAACGCCAAGCAGGTTCTGCCCGCTAAGCGTAATCCAGTTCCACAAAGAACGGCACACGCCTTGAAACGTTGTGCCAGAAATGCGTTGCCAGCCGCCAATTTTCTCGGGCGTACCTTGACGAAAACGGACCTTCTCCGACTCGAAGTAGCCATTTTCATTGGTGTAGCGAGTGTTCTCTCTGTTTACACCGGCTTTCTGGACAAGCTTTTTTAAAGGCACGGATTACCTCATGCGGTTAGGACACTGAGGGCGGTGTTGATGTGAGCAACCCTATCGTTAAGCGCGATTGTGCCATGATTGAAGTTACTTGTCACCCCCGGCGTTTGTATTGTAAACGTCATTTTTAGCCTTTAGGATAGCAAATGCAGCAATCCCGCTGCGTTAGGAGCAAACATGTTTAAATTTGAAATGAACCTTGGTTGGTTGGGTGATGGCAAAATGACGATTGAAACTCATGACTTTGACATGATCGAAGCTCTGAAAGAATTCGTTGAATTTCAGGAAGAAGCTGGCTGGATTGGCAACTGGGACGCAGTTGAAGTTGACGAAGAAGGCGAAGAAGAGACTGAAGAAGAAACCGAAGAAGAAGTTACTGAGTAACTTTAATTACGCGGCCTCGGAACTCAATGGAGTCGGGGCCGTGTGTAGTCACAAGTTCGGGAAGTATCAGTTTGCCATTCACAAACGTCAGCACGGCAAAGCCGGAGCGCCAGTTCAATGGGCCTTCTTCAGTGTAGTCTTTAAATTGTGGGCCATAAGGTTCAGCTAATGTTCCGGTATCAATACCGTATCTTACGCCATTATAGTCAGAAAAAGGTGTACATTTTAAGCTGTGCAAGTGGCCCGTGACAATATTTTTGCCGCTCCAGATGGCATTGTTGTGGGTAGCGTGGATTCCACCTTTAAATCGGTGCTTGACAACAGTGTTGTCATTTAGCCATACAGCCCAGCAAGGCTCCCAATCTGGGAAGTGGTCGCGCAAAGTAAAACCCTTAACGTGTTCATATTGAGGCGCATTGGCAGCTAGGAACGTCTCAAACCGCGCATCGTGGTTACCCAGAGGCCAGATCAGTTTGACGTTGTGACGGGCCTCCTTGGCTGCTTCTTCAATATAGCCCATGCAAATCGTGCAGGCTTTCAGTTCTTCCATTACTGAAGGAGCCTTTGCCCAACCAATGCGGGGGTGGCGGCTGATCCCAGCTCCATCAAAAATATCGCCATTAGCGATAACTGCATTGGG